TCTGGGGTTTGGGCTTCCTTCCATCGCTGATATGCGGCTTTACCCTGCTCTCTAGTGATTGATCCAGAATCTAGGCGCTCTTTCAGAATTGTTCTGAACTGATCTTCGTTCATTAGTTGCCTTGTTGATCTGTTGGGGCTTGAAGCTGTGGTGCGCTTATATCCGGAGCGGGGACCTCAACTTGAGCGCCTAATTGTAGATAGGTATCAAATTCAGCGTCTAGGGACTGAGCGTCTGGATTGTAGCCGGGTGTCATTCCTGCTTTACTCATTCTCATATTGTTATACACGTCTTGGCGTGTACGCTTTAAGAAGTCGCTTAAAGTCTCACCCTTGCGAGCTGTGACGCCATTGATCTCAAAAGCTTTAGTGGCTTTGCCTTCATACTTGTTTTCACTGAGCCACTTGATAGCGACATCGTTCGCCATGCCCTTCGCCTCGGATACTTTAGCTACCGTCTGCAAGTAATCCGTCCATTCTGCCACAGATGCGTCAATGGGCGGGAAACCTTTCCGGAGCATTTTTACATCGTTCTCAGACGCGGCCCCCGGTGGCAAGTTTTGAACCAACTGATTAACCACTAGGCGGTTTGCCTTAGTTCTGAACTTCTCAACATTTCCACGATCACCAAGAAAGTTATTGATTGACTCTGCCACTATAGACCATGCACCAGTCGCATCTTTGATCCCACCGACCTCGGCAATTAAATTCTCAGCCTCAGCCTTTTCAGACTCGTACTTAGTCCCCTGTTCGTGCCTGTCACCCACTTTTTTGCGAGTGCTTTCGGGTAGTTCAGCAAGTTTAGCCTGCTCAATACCCAGCTCTTGCATCTTGATATCTAGCTCTTTAGGCTTCGCCTCTGCCTCTGCTAGTTTAGCTTCGCCCTCCGTTCTCGTCTTGAACTTATCGGCCATATCAGTACCAAGCATGTCGAGTTTAAAGTCAAGGTCACGAGTGAGGACATCCGTCTTACCTTCCTTAATAAGCTCTTGCTGGACATCTAAGCGGTTAAACTCTGCTTGATCGCCATCATCTAGGGCTTTAAGCTTGCGCTTTTCTAGAATGCTAACTGCGTATTCAGGGTTTGTCTGAACAGCGGAATAAAGCTCCCCAACCTTCTTAGCCTCTGCTTTGTTGTCAATCTCTTGATTGAACGCTACTGAATCCTTGATCATCTTGAACTGATCGGGGTAGTTGGCCTGTAGGTCTTTAAGACCCATCTCGCCTTTCATGTAAGCGCCGTAGTCGTTTCTAAACTGCAATTTACGCTCTTGCGCTACTTGCTCCTGTCCAAGCTTTTGCTCGAACATCTGCTTTTGCATCTCATTCTGCTCTCGGCGGTCGCGCATGTTTCTGATAGCTCCCCCGATTTGTAGCCCTTGCATCAGCCCCTGCATAGGGTTCGTCTGATTCTGAATGTATTGGTATGGTTGTGCCATTAGAAGAACCCCGAAGCTATACCGCCTAGACCCATTAAGCCGCCCATGGCTCCCGATCGACCGGAACCACTCGCCATCATGCCACCAGCCTCAGCTTGACCCTGTTGGCCGAGTAGCCCAGCGATAGCTTGACCAGTTTGTAAGCCTTGGGACGCTTGTCCCGCCGCCGCTGATTGTCCTAACTGTGCAAGGTTGCCTTGGGTTTGCAAGCCAACGCCTGCTAGACCACCAAGGCGGCCATACTGTTGATTAATGAGGTCAGAGAGCATCTGGGGCCTGAACTGAGCCAAAGCCGCTTGAGTGTTGCCACCTCTTAGCCCTCCAGTGGCCGAGGCGTTTTGTAATATAGCCTGCTCACCTTGTTGCATCATAGCCTGCATCTGCGGGCTCTGCTCTAGTTGTTGAATGGCGGCTTGTTGAGCTTCTGGACCACTCATGCCTATTAGAGCTTGCTGTTGTTGTAGAGCAGGAGCGCCCGCTTGCGCGTAAGGTTGTAAGCCTCCCAAGGCAGGGATGCCAGCCTCAACATAGGGGGCTAGTGTTTTTTTGGCCTCGTCAAATTGGTAGCGTTGCTCGCTAATACCCTCTTGAGCCCTAGCCGCCTGAGTTGCCGCCGCGCCTTGTGCTTGTGACTCTGCGTGGTATGACCCGAACGGATCGCCCAGCACATCATCCATTATTTTATCGAAGAATCCCATTTTATCGCACCATCGTTACAAGGTCATAAAAACCAATCTTTTTAAGGACATCACGAAGGTTTTTGACCTCGCCCTCTATCTCTGACCCCTTTAGCTGTATCGTAGCGAGTTGAGAGATTAAAGCGCCCTTATTAGCAGAGAAATACTCATCTTTCTCCATGTATTGCAAAAAAGATTGAAAATCAACAAGCAAGACGCGCAACCCACACAATACACGGGTTAAAAATGTTTTCGCCTCTTCGCTCAATGCGACCTCCTTGATGTGGTGGCCGCTGGATGCCTTCAAACTCAGCTATCCGTATATTTTCGCTCTGGCTATTCATTGTCAACTTACCAAGTGGCGATAGCTACACGTTTCCACGTGTCAGTTGCGGTGCAGACATAAAGATAACTTGAATCCCAAGCTATCTGTCCTGTCGTGCCTGTGTCGGAAGCAGAAGCAGGCGTTTTACTGGTATCGATGCCGAAGGTGTCTCCCTCAGTCTTAGCTGTTCCAGTGAATGAGGGAGAGGCTAAGGGGGCTTTTAAGTCTAATGCCGTTTGTTGAGCGGTCGAGACTGGCTTGTTGGCGTCGCTCGTATTATCCACGTTACCAAGACCAACCATGGCCTTAGTGATCCCTGAAACTGTTCCCGTAAATGTTGGGGAGGCTATAGGGGCCTTGAGGTCTAGCTGTGTCTGAGTTGCCGTTGAAACTGGCTTTGATGCGTCGCTCGTGTTGTCCACGTTACCGAGTCCTACATCAGTCTTATCTATGCCAGTGACCGTTCCAGTGATAGAAATCCCATCAAATGAGGCAGTGCCAGTAAAAGCAGGCGACGCTAGGGGAGCCTTTAAATCTACCTCATCCTGTAGGGTAGAGAGCGTCGTGTTGCTGATCTCATCAACCGTATCCAGGAGAAGCTCGAACTGCCGCATGGTCTCGAAGTCTGGGAAGATCTTTATGAGCGCTTCCCTGCTGATTCCTATCGGCGTTGTCATCTGTTCAGTGCAACAAACTGAGCATCAAGACGCAAGAAAGATATGTGAGACTGAGAATCACCCCTAAAGCGTTGCATCCTCATGGATCTCATGATGCCTTGGCGCCTCCAAACAAGACGCTTTAAGCGGTCACCAATGCCACCCGCCGCGATCTCTTTATCTTGGCTCCAGTTCTGCCCATCTTCACTATAGCTAGTTGAGATAACAGGAGACACGCCTTGGGCCACGCTACCCGTTAAGGCGACAAGCTCAAGCTCATTAAAAATGGCCCCTCTAGACTCGTTATAAATGATCTGCGTCCCGAACTCCCAACGCACCACATCGCCCCATTGAGAACCCACATCCCCCGTAAGTGTCCCAAGGTTTGAGGTCGTAGGATCGCCCACCCAATACTTGCCACGGTAGAAAGTGAAGTTCCGAGCCCTGTAGGTTGAAAAGCCACCAACGCCAGAGGTTAGCACATGCCAGACAAGGGTGCCCATGGCCTTAGATGCCTCAGCGTCAAAGACGAGGCAACGATCCGCACAATGGACATAAAGCATCCGACTATTGCGGTCCGTTCTGAACTCAATTACAACATTGCTGAGTTGTAAATCTGTGTAACCGTTTAAAAGCTCGTCAATCTCTCGGCTCGATATCTTCTGAAATGTGCCGTTGTAGCCAAAATAAACGCCTACGGGCTCATTCCGACCACCACCAACAAAGGCTAGAGATTCATCATCGAACTTGCAAACTGCGTTAATCCCAACTGCACCTTTCTGTATCTGAGCGCCTTGAATGCGCTGAAATGGAAACCCTGTGCCTCCGATATTGCGATAAACCTCTATCGTGTGGCGCCCAACTGCGTGAGCCTCGTTTCTTATCTTCTGAACAGACTGAACCACATCGGGGTCAATCTCAGCCGAGCCATACTTGAGGGGATCAATAGATGTGGGATCCAACAGCTCCGAGACGATAAGAAACTCACCATCAGTAAACATGAAATAACCGTCAACCCACTTGACCGAGTGAACCACACCCAAGTCTGGATCTGTTATCTGCACTAGGGACGAACCGTCCCAAAGATAAGCGTTACCACTTGAGACAACACAAAGACGATCAAAACTGTAGTCTATTGAGACTTGACCAGAGCCGCCAACATCTCCCAAGGTGGCGATTGCTCCCGCCTCAGTCACAGAAACCAACTTTGTCCCCATTACACGGTAGTGCGTGTCGTTCCAGATTATGCCCCCACGATCAACGCCGGGCCCTTGCGCCTCTAATAGTATCCCATCAGAAGGGCGTAGGAATCCATTGCTCACGCCATTAGGTTGAATAACTGGCGTGAGGTTTACAGGGTACGAGATACGCGCACTGGGGGCGTTATCCGTATAGATTCCATTGACTATGGGGATTTGCACTATTAGCAGTCAGTCCAAGTCTCACCAGACGCACCGTTGAAAGGTGGCTCATTCTTGAGAGCTAGGTATCCAACGGTCTTGAGGTCGTCCATAATGTTTCCTGTCGAGGCATACGATGATCCTATGCTATGAAAAGTATTGAGTTGGACATTCAACTTCATAGCCTTATCAAAGTCAGATGGTGCGTTTCGCGTAGCCTCGTCTTTGTACATGTCAGCAATGCACATCTGCGTATTCGGGTTCACCTGAACGATCTTTAGATAATTCCCGTTTGTATTGCTTAACGCCATTTTTTATATCCTCTCGACAATAGAGCCTTTCGCGGCCCATTTGATTGTGTGTGATGCTTCGCCTGTAACTTGTATTCTCAGAGACTCGTTTGTGTCGTCTGCGTCGACAGTGACATCCCATGCCGTTGCTCCTGCGTCTTCCGCGATGACGGTTTTGGTGACTGACCCAACTAGAGCCGTGTTGTTTGACCCGTCTCGTTTTATAGCGCCTTTGAACTCCCACGCTGCACAGTCTCCTGTAGCGTCTTCTCTAGCCACGACTTGGATGTTAAAGCTTATTATCGCGTTTGCTGTTACGGTAGCTCTGCTGGTGCCTGTCGAACCTAAATAGATCTCTGTCTGCGTGGCTGTTGTGGTGTCTCCAGTCCATCCCAGTTCTTCCCCACGCGCTTTTGTGCTACCCGCGAACATCGGTCCCACAAGAGCCCCCTCTCTGGCTGAGCCCAATGTGTTATACCCAAGGCATACTTGATAATTCGCGCCAGTGTTAGCCCCTTGCATGATGGCGGCACCAGCAATCGTATCAGCTACTGCGGATAACCCAATGGCCACAGAACTAGCCCCAGAAGATGTAGCACTTCCCCCGAGAGCTGTTGAATTGGGACCACTTGCGTTGCAGTTGTATCCAGCTGCAAAGGAAAAACTTCCAGCGCCAGCTACGCGTGAACCGTAGCCCATGGCGATCTTGTTCGTGCCCTCAAAAACGTTTGCCGTCGTTCGCTTTGTGCTCCCTCCATTCCCGTAAGCTATCCAACCATTTGAAGAATAAGAAAATGTATATTCAACACCTGCGTGAATCCTCACCATCTCAGCGGTGTCAGTACCTATATAGACATCTAAATATGTAGCACTCCCTGAAGAAACTTGTATCTGGGCGTTTATAATATAAAAGATAGTGCCCTCAGTTGGCGTGGCGGGCAGTGTTACATCCCGATTTGTTCCATTGGGGTCGAGGATCTGAATCTCATGATCACCCTCAACTATGGTTTTATTACCTGCGAGAGTTTCCTCATTAACCGACGGAATAGACGCCGCTAACGCGGCAGGGTAAACGCTTTTTACTGACATTATTGACCCTCGCCCGCTGTGATAAATAGAGTTGAACCAGAGGATGAAAAGCCAGAGAAATAGGAGTCTTTCGGGAAGGAAAGCAACTCAACAGCTCCGGGTGCTATGGCCACTGAACGTTGGGGGGTTCCGGCGGTTGGTGCTACCGCTCGCGCCTGCGCTTCCGCATCTGTTCCACCGACGCCCAAGTGAACAATCACGGATCCTGTGTTGTGGATGCGGTAAACGCCTGCATTAGATCCTTGAAATTGCTCCATAGGCGAAACCTGAACCCCAAGGGCCGGAGTCGCGCTAGATGCCACAAGGTGACTTTCGCTTTTAGATATAAAGGCCGAGTTGTACATTATTTACCCTATGCAATGCCAAGATGTTGTCAGCGCGTTATAGCGCAAAGTGAATTTATCCTCAGCCGCCAAGACCGCTGGAGCGCCATAGACAGCCGTTGCACCGTTGCCGTTTACCGTGAACGATGCAATTTGAAGAGTAGTCGTTACTAGGACTTGTTGCCCATCAGCCGCAACCGCCGGAGCGGGCAGGACCACAGTTCCAGTAGCTAGGCTAGATGTTGGCCTTAATAGCAACCAACGCCAGAGCCCATCTTGAGTCACCGTTTCAGTAAACCCATCACCGGGAGTCACTACGGTTGTCTCGTAGTCGGGGGCTGTAAAGTTAGAGCGGAACCAAGTAAGAAGACCGGACAAGGCAAGGCGTCTAGAGTCGCTAACGCTCCGGACGTAAAGGGGTAGTTGATCGGCCCCCGTTACTTGTGAGGCGTCTATTGATGATAGTTGGTCAATTCTGGACATTAGGTAAACTCAAACTCTGAATCAGGGCCAGCTCTTAGCGGATCTTCTGGGGTGGGAAAGTAGTTCCCGCGGTTATTTCTGTGTGGTCTATTCCCTGCGCCTAGTGGCATATTATCAGGGATTTGACGGGTTGCAGGGTTGAACACTCCGGCTCTGCTGGCAAGGGTGAGGTAACCACGCTTTGCAGACACCTTCACCTCTCTAGGAACTTCGCGACCGTATGAAGACGCTAGTTTCATGCCTAGATTGGCGATAATGGCCTCGTAAGCAGAGTCTGGTACGCTTGTCTGGTCTTCTAGGTTGGATCCGCTTTGCGTTGCAGATAGAGGATAACCGATGCGGATGCCCCGAGCGTTCCAATCTCCCATAAGAGCATCAAGACGGCGTAAACCCGCTTCGTACTCGTCCGGCTGAATGTCGAACGATGACGAGGCGATGCCTATCTCATTGAGAGCGGCTTCGATGAACTGTTTTTTAGTCCAGCTCAAAACTTGCCTTTATCTTTTTGAGTGTGAGGTGATGGATGTTATACTCAGTGCGAACTTTTTTTGGGTTGATCCCCCCGCGCAACTGTGAGATAATTCCCTCAATGTCCTCTTCACTCAATTCCTCGAATCGCTTGTAGTCTTCGCCGTCGTCGGCAGGCTCGGCCTTTTTAACGGCGGGTTTAGGTGGCAAAGGATCGATCAGGGACTGGAGGTCAACCACACACCCTTTCTTGAGCTGGATTTCAAGCTCCTCTTCGTTTTTTACGCCTATGCAGGAAAACGCCACGCCACTCTTTACATCGCGATAGAACCCGCCTTTTTTATATACGATCGTTGGGAATTGCAAAGCTGACCTCCGTTCACCTGATTATAGCGCCAAAATGTCACGCGCTATATAAAGAAAACGGGTGACACAGTTGCCCATGTCACCCGCTCCAAAGCTATTTAACCATTACTGGTTAAACAATACTACACCAGCCATTTCTGGGTTCAACAAGTTGACGCCATAGAAACAGTCAAAAGTGATCAACTCTTCAAAAGTAGAGTTAGAGAAGCTTTTAGACATAATGACCTCAAAACCGCTCTCAGTGTACTCACGCATAACGGCAACGCCTTCACCCTCGGGCAATACATAAGAACCGGGCATGATTTCGATTGACTCTTTAGCCCAGAATGGACAAGCACCTGTGGCTGTTCCGTTCAGCCAAGTGATTGCAGCAGTTGCGGAAGTTGAAGCGACTTCAATGTTTTTGTATTGCAGTTCAGCATCAGTAGCACCGCCACCGCCAGTCATAGGAGGCGAGATGGTCATTGTGGTTCCACTGTCCACGCTTACGACGCGGAAGGTCTTAGCTTGGTTAGTGGTTTCCTTAGTGATGTGATGCACAGCTTCAAGGCCCGCAACAGTGAAAGCGTCACCAGCAACGACGCTAGTGGTTGAGCTGACAGTGATTTGCTGAGTGCGGTTATCAGCGGATGCAGTCGGGGCGTACTGAACCAAGGCACCAGTTGTGTCCATGGTGATAGCTCCACCAGCGGCGGCTGAGATTTGCTTACCTGCGTCGATGCGGTAACTCTCAAAGCCAGCGATAGGCCCGATGTAGCTACGCTCGTAAGCAGTGTCAGACTTCTCGTTACCAAAGCTTCTAGAAGCCTTAGACAAGTCATTGGCTAGTCCGTTGTAATCACGGGCAGTCAAAGCAATAGCGCGATCCATTGAGCTAATGCCCTGCTCCAACATGATGCTCTCAGCTTCAGCAACTTGGCTATAGCTAGAAGCGGCGCCAGTGATAGGCACGACAAGCGAACTCTTGAGAGACAACTCGTCACGAGTAGTTGTATTGATGTGAGACGCCAACTGGTGAGCGGCGGCTTTAGCGAGTTGACCGTTTCTGAGCTTCTCACGCAACTCTAGAGAGTTGAGCTTGAAAGGAACAGAAGGTGATTGATCCAAGACAGTAGGCACTTTGCGTTGCAAAACGTCTTGAGTAGTGACAGCCGAACCAACGGTACGGGTCTGAGTGTTCAGGATGTAAGGCATAGGACGATTAAGCGTGTCGCCAGCTCGTTCCATGAGTTGTCCGTCAGCGCCGTATTTAGCGACGTGCTTGGAGATAGTTAGGGCATCTTCAAAGCCCATCAAGACATCTTCAAATGCCGTGATTTGATCAGTTGTAAAGGCGTTAGCCATGGGTATTACCTCGGTTTATGTGTTATTTTTTAGCTTGCAATTTACGGCGGTAGGCAATAGCCTCTTTCACCTTGCCAGCTTTTCGGAGTCGTTCTAGGGTTGCGTCAACGCCGCCGGATCTAGGGCCTGAGCCTTTGACCACTTTCTCGGGTTGTGGTTTAGCTTTGCGCGGTTTTAGTTGAAGGCCAGCTTCAAGCTTTCCAAGCGCGTAGATAAACTTCGCGGGGTCTTTAATTTCTGCCAGAGCTTTTGCACGTTCGGGATTCTTCCCTAACGCATAAACAACCACCTCGGGGCGATCTGCAAGGCTCACAATAGCGTCTTGGTAGGTCGTAGGCAAAGTACCTATTACAGCCTCCTCAGCGTCGTCAAAATCTGGGCGTCCTAGCTTGGACTTAGCTTGCTGATATGCTTCAACCTTGGCTTGATACTGTTCTCTGACTTGCTTCTCGGCTTGCTCTTTCTGGGCTTTAGACTCTTGGGCCTTCAACTTGCTCGCATGCCATTCATCAAGTTTTTTCTCGAACTTCTCATCATCAAAGTCTACATCAGGATCAGACATTTTAGGCTTAGGTATCTCCTTCACGGGCTCGGGGGATTTCTCCGCTTTTGCCTCCAGTTCTGCCAACCGCCGACTAAGCTCACGCTCTGCCTTAGATTTTTCCTTGATCGTCTTACGAAGTGTTTTGACTAGGCTCGGGTCTTTTACATCCTCGCTTTCGTCTGTTGCTTCTGGGTCTAGCGACTTCCCATCAAGTAGAATATCAAACTCCTCAACTCCTTCCCCTTCCTGCTCTGGCTCGGTGGCCGCCTGTTCATCACCGTTTTCGAGCGCTCCAGATTCTGGCGCCAAGTCTTCGAGTTCAATCTCTCCCTGTTCTGCTAATGCTTCTGACATAAAATGTCTCCCTTTTAAAACTCATTCATCGAGGCTGAATGGATGCCTAGTGTAATATTATGGAGGCTACTATGTAGTTGTCTAGGTTAATTGCCATCAAAATAACATCAAGTGCCTCATTCTCTCGCCTTTTAGCCGTTTCAAACTCTGCGAGCGTGATTTCTTCGCGGTGTAATCTCTCTTCGAGAAGTGTAATATTACGGGAGATGGCTAGGGCCTGAGCCTTTAAATCCTCCTCAACCGCTGTGGTGTCGACCACCTTGGGGGCGATCTCGGGTTTAGCGAGCGCCTTCTCCTTCTCGGCCTTTCTTGCTAAGATAGACGCTTCTAGGCGTGCGCGTTCATTTGCCCACCCTTCTCCTTGCTTGTTTCTCTTGGGCTTTGCTTTGGTAGCTGAACCACCGGGGCCACCTCCACCAACTTTACACGGACCCCACGAGTCCCCCCAAGCACAGTCCCAAGCCTTGCCCCACGCGCTAAACACGGATCAACTAGGCCCCCACGGGTCATCCTCAGTTCCAGCACCGTCAACGGCTAGATTGTTCACCTTCACGATATTGGCGTTGACCTCTGTCGTGGCAGGGTTGAAGTCGTTGAGTGCTGTAATCTGAGCTTGCGTAGCATCATGCTCTGCGATGAGAGCAGTCTGCCGAGTGTCAGCTTGAGCTTTAGTCTCCAGAGCGTCGACGCTTGCTTGACTTGCCCGACTCTCAAGGATGGCGAGTTGTGAGGGCGAGAGCCCAGATCCCGCCTCTATAGCGTAGACTTTGCCGCTGTCGGTGTCAATGCCATAGCCCCCCGAG